CAAGTTTATCGGCCAGCGCACCCTCAAGACCCTCAAACGTATCAGCCAGCATTTCAGGCGTCAGTTCGTCAGATTCCTGGGACAGTTCGAATAATTTACGGATGTCTGCTGCCAGTGAAATTGCTGTGCTCATGATTGCGGCTCCAGTTCTGCAATGCGCTTCTCGGTCAGTTTGTGAAGACTGAGAAGACGTTTTTTCAGGTAATCGGAATGCTGGCTATCGCCAGTGCTCTCGGCATTCTTACGATGGACATCAACTTCTCTCGCCATCGTTTCATACACTTTTTTGGCTTCGTTCGGTGTAACTGCACTTTCAATGGTGTTAGCGACTTTGGTGATTTTCTCGTCCAGTTCTTTACGAAGGCGCACTGAATCCCCGGCTTTTTCCCCGGCATTCTCGATGGCGAATTGAGCCGCGTTTTCCTGGCGATACTGCTGATCGTCAAACAGACCGAGGAACACATCAGCAGAGGAGCCAAGCTGAGAAAGTGCCTTTTTGGTTGCGTCTGTGAGTGATTTTTTTGGCGCTTCGCCATCGCTGATAAGGCCGTTTTTTGTGTTGTAAATATAGGGAGTGCAGCCATAAGCAAAGATTTCGCCTTGTTTACCATCCAGCACGTACCACAGGCGTACTTTTGTTGTGTGGTTTACTTCGGTCAGGTAGCCACCAGCCCCATTAGGGATCACTTCTTTTACGAAGTTTCCATCAGCACCTTTAACTGAGCGCATAATGGGTGCGCCATTATCAAAACGCTCTTCCAAAATCTCAATTTTCCAGTTGATACCCTGGGGGCCGAGTACCTTGGTGGCTTGCATTACCATATAGGTACCGTTGATCGATGTGCCGCCACCATTCGTTGCGAACGCTTTGGTGAATCGTTCGTCGGTTCTGTGAAGTTTGCGCCAAAGACTGAGGTTGTCCTGTATGTCCTGCGGTTGATCCGCAATTTCTTTTTCAACCTGTGTCGCACGTTGTTGGAAATTGTCGGCAGCAATGTCACAAGGCGCAGTAACCACCATAGGGGTAGCTTCCGGTATTTTTACTGGATCATTAGAATGCTCTGTTACTGGTTTTTCTGTTTCATTTGGAGCGCTGGTATCGTTTGCTGGTTCAGCGCTCGAACCAATCAGGCCGTCAATACTGAATTTCCCTTCACCCAAATTACGTACTTCCGTTTTTTCCCCTTCATTTGAGGTGGTTTGTTGCGTACTCTCAACTTCCTGTTGCTCGTCGCCACGGACGGGTTGGATGGTATCTTCAAAAACCATACCACAGCGTTCTGTAAGGCAATTGCGAATGTATTCCTTACGTAAAGCAGCATCGGTAGCGAACGTATCGAACTTCATACCAGCGGATACCAGTTCGAAAATTGTTTCATCATCGACGTCCAGAATGTCTACGATAACCCGCAGAGACGCGCTCCACATTCGCCAGGTCTGATCCCGGCCATTGATAAGCGCACGGGCATTCTTCACGTCAGAAGCTTTGGCATTGGCGCGTTTAACGCCGTTAAGTGCCAAGGCTATTACCAGATCAAGCAAGTCGTAGGTACGACGCTCGGTTGTTTCCCGTTCTCCGGGTCTTGTTGCTACCCATTTTTCAGCAAACGCCTGTACATCATCGGGGTTATCATCAGGTGGCGTCCGGGCGCGGAGGGCGGTAAGCAAGTTATCAACGGATGCAGGGAACATATTTTTAACGGCGCTAACGCGGCAAAGGCCATCTATAATCGCACGGATATCTTCCGGTGCTTCTTCGTCATTCAGCATGTCGTAGGCGTTTGACAGATACTCCTGATTTACAGTTTCCGGCACTGCGCCATACATAACGATATAGGCAATTCGCACATCAGCAGGGAGATCGAAAATAACGGCAGGTTTTTTGTTATTTGGATCTTCTGTTGCTATTAAATCAAAACATTTATTTTCTTCATTCCATGTGTGATTTGACATCCATTCTTCATCGAATTCGTTAACAGATGGATGCTCTACGCCATCACGATGAAGACTGATTTTAGGTTTGAAATAGTTATTTCCTGAGTCTGGAAAACTTTCTTCTAATGCTACAGAGGCTTTCATCTCGGCCAGTTTTTCATTTTTAGCCTCAACTGCAATAGCAAGTGCCACGGTGCCGTTGGCTAATGCTGATTTCTTTGGTACGAACCCACAAATATATAATGCCATTGGTCATTCCTCGCTTATTTATGTTCAATGCAACGTAAGGATTGAATTTTCCCCTCAATCACCTGTACTTTTGCATGTGCATCGGAAAGTATTTTTCTTTTCGATTCCTCCAGATGATTAATTTCCCCTTGTGTTAAATCGACAGATGGTATGTCAATTGATAAATCATGAGTTGTTAATAAGATAGTTGTTACATCGTCATTTCTTATTGGCTCATAATCTAAAACCCTGATGCTGAAATCTTCTTCCCAGAAATATTTTTGTGCTGCAATGAATAATACCTTGTTGATCGATGATGGAAGGGTTGTTTGCATGATTACCTCGTAGTGTTATACTCCCTGAGTCCAATGGTGGAAGCCATTGGTCATACCTCGCTGGAGTCGGTTTGGTCGCTGACTCCGCCGTCACCGGGACGTTAAGCCGGTAGACTGGCCCGCCTTGTGCGGGCCTTTTTACGGCTACTCTTCCTCGCCGCCAATCGCTACGCTAATTTCGTTAGCGAGTGATAGCCCATCGTTGCCTACCTCATCACAATGTTTAACAAAGTCACTCCATTGGGAATCGATAAATTGACGTAATACGGTTGATTGAAATTCATCAAGTTCAAACATATCTTTATCCCTATATGTATTCGTGTTTATAAAGCCTCACACATTAACGCCCATGAAAATGTAAAAGGGGTTTATTTTTGATGGATGATACTTTCCACTTCGTAACAATTGCTGTTAAAAATACGCCTCTCATAAATAACACTTTCACACTCCTGCTTAGAATCATAAACTTCATAAATAACGTCTTTGCATGTTTCATGCGCAGGACATACGGTTACAACTAATGCGAATAATAGTTGTTGCATATATTCCCCTGGAGTTGGGATTTTAATGTGTGCCTGCTAACTCAAATTCTTTGGGAATATGCATTGATTCAAATTCCCGCCTTACAGATTTTACATTACCGACAGGCTGGAAGTGATAACGTTGGTTTATGTAGTTATAAGATCCGAGCCATACGGAACCTGTGCGGTTGTTACGCAATTGAACCTGTTTACCGCTGTTAGGAATAATGCTTGCCATTGGTCATACCTCGTTGCTTGAGTATTTAGCTAACTGTGGGCGGTAATCATGGACTTTATGCACACAGCGATAAGCGGTCGGTTCTCCGTTACCACAGTCGGCTAAATTTGTTTAGAATATGCTGGGAATTTTAGCCACGCCCGGCGCGTGGTATCCTTATCGGAGTTCAAACCAGATAAGGAAAAGTCATGAATCAGTCTGCAATGCCAACTCCGCTTGAAACAGCAGTGAAACTTGTATTGTCAGGTATCTTTATTTCACTTTCCCCGGATCAGCGTACTTCAGCCCTCACCATGACGGAAAAGTTACTGAATGATTTCTCAACTCCTGTTACTGAACAGTCTCAGGAAATGTACGATTATAGCCAGCAGGTTGAAGAGATAGTTTATCGGCTATTGCGCGGTCTACCGATTCCAGACGCAACTGGATCTCATTGAGAAGATTTGATTTACTCTCCAGAGGAAGTACATTTTCTGAACTAAGATCCTCTTTGGCAATCCAGATGCGGGCTTCGGTGCCTGCATTTGGTTCAATTTTTTGTAGGCGCTTTGCGTCTTCCAGAAGAAGTGCGATAACGTGTTTCAGTTCTTCATTGCTCATAAATCCTCCGCACATTTTTAACATTGGTCATACCTCGCCCGTCTTTCCGGGGTGTCAGAACTTTTACCCATATCAGCCTGCTGTGCCGTGTTTCTCGCGATTCACCCGGTGTTTCATACGCTCGCCGGTAGCTACTTCGTGGGCTTTCCTTGCCTTATCGCGTTGGCTGCTTGCCGTTGACGTGTTGAATAATACAAGTGAATTTGGATATGAGCAAGTGAATATTTAAACATTCACTTGTTTATAGCTGCGAAAGGGACAAAAAAACCGGCAAAAGCCGGTTGGATGGATGGTATGTGTACTATATTTTTTTGTTTTTCAGGGCAATAAGCTCGTTGAGCAACCGGTCATATTCTTTAACTTTTTCCTCGAACAAGCGAATCATGTGCTCTTTCTCTGATTCTGGCATTTGGTCGAATAGCTCTATAAGTCTTCTATGTTGCTGAGTTAGGTTGTTGATTTCATTCGTTGAAACAGGCTTGCCTACTGATTCTTGGTCTTCTTCTGCTGCCTCCATAAAAAACCAATGTTCAGGTTTACCAGTTGCCTCTGCCAGTTTTGTTAGATTCTTCCCGCTTGGCTTGGTGGCCCCTGCCGCCCATTGCTGAACGGCTTGCACAGATAAACCTACCTTTCTGGCAAGCTCAGATCTGTTCCATCCCTTTTCATATAGGACTTGAGAGATCCTCTTGGCTGAGATTGTGTGAATTGAGTTTTCTTTCATAAGTGTATTCTACAAGCATTGCTTGCCTATAGCATTGCAAAATTCTGTTGATATTTTCTTGTTGCTCTTGTATTTTACTAGTCGTTAGCAATTGGAGGTTTACATGCAAGACATAGCAAAAAAAAGAATTACTGGGTTAGCTAATCAAACAACGATAGCGAAGAAGATCGGTGTCAGGCCACAAGCCGTCAGTCTGTGGTTTAAGAATGGAGTTCCGCCTTACAAGGTGATTCCTTTCTGCGAAGCCTTAGCGTGGGATGTTACGCCGCACCAAATCGACCCTGAACTTTACCCAAATCCAACTGATGGCCTACCACCAGATCATCAGAGTACACCACTAGGAGCATGAAAACTGACTTATGGAAATCAATTATGAAGCTATTCGCACTTATGTTCGCCGTTGGGCCAGTGCAACAAAACGGGAAACAGTAGCGGCTGAGATTACCCAGCTTTATTTCGATCTCGGCGGTGGGGATTTACCTCTGTATCCGGTAGAAGCCCCTGGTGCAACACACAACAACATGCAGAACATATTTCGTTGGCTTGACGGCGACAGCCGGAAAGCGAGGGTGAAGATTGAGAAGTTGAAGCCAGCGATCCTTAAAGCGCTGGAATTGCGTAGGTACGGGACTATCCAATATCAGGTAGCCCAGGCGCAAAAAGAATGCGCTGAGGCCATTAGCGCGGCATTACTGGAGCTACCGGATGTTGACAAAGAAATAAGCGACGCAATTGCAGCATTGCATGTGCTGAGAAACAGACCCCATAGCGGTATGTGTTTCCAGGGATAACGAGGTATGACCAATGGCAAAATTTACGAAAGAACAAATCGAGCATCAAATCACTGATGAATTTATTCGCAGTGGCATTGAAGCCGGACTTGCCCGTTCATTGGCAATACGCGGTGCGGATCATTACATCGATACGCCAAACGCTACTGTCGCAAGTAGCCTAGTTTATGCCAAAACGTACCTTAAATCATTACGCCGGGTACGCGGTAAACCGGCTATGAAAAAAGGGCGGAAATAGCTATGGGTTTGCTTTATAACTTTCGTCCGTTAATTATTAATCCTGAGCTGGCGATCCGTATTGGGTTGAATGAAGCTATTGTTTTACAACAGATAAAATACTGGTTGACTGAGACAGAATCTGGTCACAAACAGGATGGTCGTGAATGGGTATATAACACGTATGAGGAGTGGCAAAAGCAATTCCCATTTTGGTCGGTTGATACCATAAAACGCACATTTCGTTCACTGGAAAAACAGGGCTGTGTCTTTGGTGAAAAGTTACAAAAAGCGCAATGTAACCACACTAAATTCTACGCAATTAATTATGGCAGTTCATGCCTAATCGAAGAGGGCAAAATGCCCCAATCGAAGGGGGCAGATTCAACCGTTCTAGAAGAGGGCAAAATGCCCCAATCGAAGGGGGCAGATTCAACCGTTCTTACAGAGATTACTAACATATATTACACAGATACTACTACAGATATACAAGATCTCCGCGAACCGGCTTTGCCCGTTTCGCCCAAAGAAAAAATTGGGGATGAAACCTCACTTCAAACAGCCTGTAAAAACGCATGGCGAGCTTACTGCGAGGCGTATTACTCCCGCTATGGCGTAGCCCCTGTGCGTAACCAAAAAATCAATGCTCAGGTGAAACAGTTCGTTCAGCGGGTTGGGATGGATTGCGCCCCTGACATAGCGCGATTTTATCTGACGCTTAACGATGCATTTCTTGTTCGGAAGTTGCATCCGGTGGGTAGTTTGCTGGCTGATGCTGAAAGCCTGTACACGCAGTGGGCCACAGGTAACACCATGACGGCAACCCGTGCACGGCAGATTGACCAAACGCAGGCGAATTACAGTGCTGCGGATGAGGGGATCGCTATGTTACGGGCAAAGCGGGAGCGGGAGGCGCAGGATGCTAACCGAAAATGAGCAGGACGATCTGATCCGCCAAATATGCGCCACCGCAGAAACTATGGGACGAGAAATAAAACCCACAACGGCTGTTTTGATGGTGGGTGATTTATCCCGATACAGCTACAGCGTTATTTGCCGGGCGTTAGCCAGGGTACGAGCAGAGCAAACGGGTAGCTTAACGCTGAATGCGATTATTACTCGCATTGACGATGGTAGCCAGCACCCAGGGGCAAACGAAGCATGGGCACAATCCCTGCCTGCGGCAACAGAATCTAATACCGTTGTATGGACGAAAGAGATGTCGCAAGCCTGGAGTGTTGCACAGCCTGTCCTTGAGTTAGGAGATCGGGTTGGTGCACGGATGGCGTTCATCCAATCCTACGAGCGTTTGGTTGCCACTGCTAAGGCGGAAGAGCGGACACCAGAGTGGCATATTTCTCAGGGATGGGACGCAGATCAGCGGATCTCTGCTGTATCAAAGGCTGTCGCTATCGGTCAGCTTCCAGCCCCGATTGCAGAAAAGTTTTTACCGCCTCCGGAAAGAAAGTCCAACCCGGAAGGAAAACAGCGTATAGCCGATAAAATCCACCAAATGGCTAACGCTTTGGCGGCAGATCGACGCCAACGTGAACAGGAGCGCAAGAAACGGATACAGGCTGATCGTGGACGGCGGCTGCGTGAGTTTGACGAGCAATATGCTCGTGAACTTACTGAGTATGAGCAACAGCAAAAGAAATGCGAGGAATGACCAATGTCTTTAAACGTTAAATCAAACACGATGAATATTAATCGTGAGGTCTTTTGTGATTACTGCGGTGAATATGCCCGGCTGGTAACAGGTCGGAAGATATATCCACAGCGTAGAGACCTGGCTGACAAGTTTTTTTGGGAGTGCGAGCCGTGCCGTGCGCATGTTGGCTGTCACCGGGATAGTGATGCGCTTCCCCTGGGACGCCTTGCTAACGCGGAACTGCGAGCAGCAAAACGAATTGCACATGCAGCGTTTGATCCGCTGTGGAAAGAGTTTGGCATGAGGCGCGGGGATGCTTATTCGTGGTTGGCTGAACAACTTGGCATCCCAGGAGCAAAGTGCCACATCGGTATGTTTGACGTAGATCAATGCCGTCAAGTGCAGAAGGTAGCAACGGACTATAAAAATTCACTGTTGTAATCGAGGTATGACCAATGTCTTTAGAAATTAATACATTAATCAAAGAGCGTCGTTACGTTAGCGATGATGGCTGCGACTATTGTGCAACGTTTATCGATAACTGGAATGCGGCTGCGCGGGCGCGGTCAGGGGCCTGTTATCAACCACCAGTTAAACCGCCTGTGGTTTGCAGCCCGAGAGCAGAAACGGGTGCTGTTGTGAAGATAGGCAACCGCAATGTCTACGGTCGCAAGGTTATTACTGGTGTTTACCAGCTTCACTATTCTGGCCGGTCAGCAGTCCAAATTGCTCACATGTTGAAAATGCCGGTTTACAGGGTTGAGCACTTACTCAAACGAGGAACCAGTGTGCGCCGCGAGATTTTCCGGCAGGTTTCGACCCAACCACTCCCGACCGAGGCTGAAATTATGCGTTGCCTCGCCGCAGAATCTAAGGCGTGAGGTAAGTATGAGTAATTTAATTTTAGGTGATGATTTTTTTGCCCCTGCACCTTCCGATCTGGTTGATAATTTGATTGGCCGATATAAATCTACCAGGGTAAAAATAGAAAGTCTTGCTGGTGTGCTTAACGGCTCAGACGGTTCAGAAGTGCTCCCTTATTTCTTGCGCGGTAATCAGGGTAGCAATGAACGTTATATCAGACCCGTAGCAGATATATTTAAACTCGAAGGGGCTATTGCTAATTTAAACGCTTCTTACTGGCAGCAGGCATTATCTCTTACTGATGTTTACGAATATATGCCGCAAAAGCGACGGGATGAGTGGAACGATCAGATACGTGAAATGAAAACGCCGGAATTTGAAGAAGAAACCGTTCGACCGACAATCATGTCACTGCTTAATTCCCGACAGAAATTCTTTAGTGAGCGCGTTGACGGTATTTTCAGAGCCTTATCCGGGGAGCACGTAACCAACCGCCCGGAGGGTTTTAGTAAGAGAATGATCCTCTACGTCATAGGTAATTTTGGCCTGACGCACAGTAACGTAGGGTATCTGAACGATCTGCGTACGGTCATAGCTAAATTTATGGGACGTGACCAACCGGGCTATTCAAGCACTGACCCGATAATTAAAGCCGCTTACAGGAAAACAGGGCAATGGCTAACGATTGACGGCGGCGCTTTGCGTATTCGTTGTTACCTCAAAGGCACTGCTCATCTTGAAGTGCATCCTGATATGGCTTGGCGTCTTAATTGTGTGCTTGCCAGCTTGTACCCGGCTGCGATCCCCGCTGAATTTCGCCAGAAACCGAAAAAGCGATTAAAAGAGTTCACGATGATGGAACGCCCGTTACCGTTCGCCGTTATCAACGTACTCGTAGGAATGAAAAAAGAGCGTATTGCATGGATGGATAGCTCTGGCCAACGGCGTGAAGGTGTCACCGATAACCCGCACAGCAGATGTCTAGATTATTCCCACCGTGATAATGCCGTTCAGAGCGAAGTTGAAAAGGTTCTGGCATTTATAGGCGGTGTCAAAATGTCGAAGAACGGGCACATTTGGTTCGAATTCGACTACGACCCCGATGATGTTATTTCCGAGATTGTCGCTTCTGGTTGTATTCCTGAGCATAAATCACACCAGTTTTACCCAACACCCGATCATCTGGCGCAGCGTTGCATAGATTTAGCAGGGATAGAAGCTCACCACTCTTGCCTGGAACCGAGCGCCGGACATGGTGCTATTGCTGATCTCCTTACCGAGGGGAAAACAACATGCGTAGAAATATCACCCCTGAATTGCAAGGTGCTGGAAAGCAAAGGGCACCGGGTATTTAACGCTGATTTTCTTAAATGGTCGGAGCAGGGTGGTTGTTTTGATCGGATAGTGATGAACCCTCCGTTCAGCGAAGGACGGGCATTGGCGCATCTGAACGCGGCAGCATCCCTCACCAAAACCGGTAGTCGGCTGGTGGCGATTTTGCCTCCGAGCATGAAAGGTAAGGATCTGTTGCCAGGATGGAGTATTCAGTGGTCGGAAATCATCACCAATGAGTTCGCCAATACCAGCGTTTCAGTAGTGATTTTGACGGCTGAAAGGGGCTTCTAATGAATGGAAATACTCAGGGAAATCAGAGAGAAATTAAGTATGGCTCTGTATGCAGCGGGATAGAAGCCGCCAGCATTGCATGGGAAACGCTGGGATGGTCACCGCTCTGGTTCAGCGAAATTGAAAAATTCCCCTCTGCTGTTTTAGCTCACCATTGGCCTGATATTCTGAATCTTGGGGACATGACCAAGCTGGCCGGGCATATATTGTCCGGTAGTGTGGAAGCGCCAGATGTGCTGGTTGGAGGAACCCCCTGTCAGGCATTTTCTATCGCCGGGCTACGCAATGGCCTACTGGATACTCGCGGTCAGTTGACCCTTTCATACGTGGAATTAGCAAATGCGATCGACAACAAACGCCGGGAAAATGGTAAGCCACCAGCTATCATCGTCTGGGAAAATGTACCCGGAGTACTCAGCAGTAAAGACAACGCTTTCGGTTGCTTTCTTGCTGGATTGGCCGGAGAAGATGAGCCACTACAGCCGGCAGGGAAAAAATGGTCAAACGGAGGTGCTGTGTCTGGATCTTCGCGAACAATCGCTTGGCGATTGCTGGACGCCCAATATTTCGGAGTGGCCCAACGACGCAGACGTGTGTTCGTTGTCGCAAGTGCTAGAAACGACTTCGATCCCGCCAAAGTATTTTTTGAGTTCAACGGCCTGCGCCGGGATACTCCGCCGTGCAGAGAAGCGCAGGCGTCAGTTGCCGCCCTTACTGCAAGCGGCGTTGGAACAAGTGGTGCAGATGACAACCAGGGCATCGCAGGACACCTGTTAGCACATCCGATGAATGGCAGTCACTGGGATAATGTTAATAATCCTCACCCAACGTTGAATCAATCAAACAATATTGGTGGTATTGGTCTGAGCAATCAGGAATTGTTCAGCCAACGCGGTGCCGGAATTGTTAAAGGTTATCGTATGGCGGCTTTTGGCGAATACGCTGATGATGAAACAGCCTCAACGTGTAAAGCGCGTGACTACAAAGATGCAACTGATCTGGCTGTTACGACACAATACGGGGCTGGTATTGCTGGAACGTTGATTGCGCGTCATGATTCATCACCTTGTGCAGATCGTGGGATGAATGTGCTGGCTTTTCCTGAGCGCATGAGCAGTACTCAGGCAGCATCCACCAAAAATCTCTCGCCAGCAATAATGTCACGAAACCCCACTGCAATCGCTTTTAGCTATAAAGATAATGGTGCGGATGCGACTGAGAATCTGTCGCCAACGCTTCGCGCAGGGCATCATGATAAAAGCCACGCTAATAGTGGTCAGCCTACTGCAATATGTTATCCAATAAATACTAAGATGGCGCTTAGGGGTACGGATACAAGCAATACTCGACGTGAAGGATTAGGTTTAGGGAATGCAGGTGATCCCGGATTCACACTACAGGCGGCACATACACACGGTGTTGCGTATAATATGCAGGTTCGTCGACTCACTCCTGTCGAATGTGAGCGCCTACAGGGGTTTCCAGATAACCACACGTTAATTCCCTGGCGTGGTAAAAAAATGAACGATTGTCCTGACGGGCCTCGCTATAAGGCGATTGGTAACAGCATGGCTGTACCAGTAATGCGGTGGATTGGCCTACAAATTCAAAAAGAAATAGGTGGTCGCTGACTTAAACCTTTTTGCGGCAGAGGGTTATCTCGTTAACAATGAGGTAGCGCGTAGGCATGGAAGCCAAAACAAGGATCGGCCCCCGCGAGGGGAGATTCAACCGCAAGAGGTTGCTGTTATGGATAAATATTTGTATGAGTTGCCGATAAAGTTACCAGCAAAAGGTTGTACGTTGGTTTACACCGATAACGGGGTGGTAACCGCTGCTGTGGTGAAACGTCCCGATCAGTATGTGGCAACGGTTGATGAGTTTTTTGAACTGGCTAAAGCAGCATGTTTTCCTGTAGATCCACCAGCAGAAGAGTAGAGCACCGCCCGTAATAGCGCTATACTATGTTCGCCAGCCTGAACAACTGGCAACCCTGAATCAGTACTGTTGTGCCATCAACCCGAGAGGCGAAGATGGCACAGTTAGCATTTATCAAATCGAGCAACACAACACTGATACCGGCATCGCCCGATACCGGTGATTTTTTGCATCATAAAATCAAGATCGGCGCAGTGTTACATGCTGATTTCAAAAAAGTACGCAACCCCAAATTTCACCGTCTTTATTTCTCACTTCTCAATCTTGGCTTCGAATACTGGACACCAACTGGCGGCACTATTTCCCCCGACGAGAAAAGCCTGATCCGTGGTTATTCGAGATACCTGATCAATCTGGTCGCACACGATAGCATCATTCTTGAGTGCGAAACTGATTATCTAAAATCAGTTATGGAGCAGCGGGCTGATCGCGTGACCCTGCTTAAATCCTTTGATGCCTTTCGACGCTGGACGACCATCCAGTCGGGTTACTTCCAACTTTTGCAAATGCCTGATGGCTCAATCATCAAGGAACCCAAGTCGATCTCGTTTGCGAACATGGACGATACGGAATTCGCTGAACTCTACAAGGCCACGCTGAATACCCTTTGGCACTTTATCCTCAACAAAACATTCAGCACCCCGGCTGCGGCGGAGAATGCCGCCAGTCAGTTGCTGAGTTATACGTGAGGTGGGCTATGGCTGATTTTGGTGGAAGTAACACTCCGGTTGATATTAAGGATTTGTGGCGGACTCCGGCTGAATTATTTGCTGCCATTGACGGAGAATTCAACTTTGTCGGAGATGTTGCAGCCAGTGATGATAATTATCTTCATAACCGTTATCTGACCAGTGAGGATGATGCGCTTTCACTGGAATGGGGTGAGCTATTCCCGGCAGGATATATCTGGTGTAACCCACCTTATAGCGACATTACACCGTGGGTACAAAAGGCTCAGGAAGCCGTTAAAAGTGCCATTGGCGTAGTGATGCTGGTTCCGGCTGATACCTCAGTAGGTTGGTTCCGCATAGCATTAACTGATGTAAGTGAGATCCGGTTTATTACCGGGGGCAGAATTTCTTTTGTCCGCGCTGATACCTGTCAGGTGGTCAATGGCAATAACAAGGGGTCGATGCTGCTTGTGTGGCACCCAGCGCGGTGTGTTGCAGGAATCACAAAATATATTGATCGTGATGAGTTAATACAGCGTGGAAAGGTTTTTCTCGAACAGAAAGAACTGCGTGGGGTGGCAGTATGAAAAACGAACCATGCATGTTCTGCGGCGCACCGTCCACGTTACTTTGCGACGGACACCTCGGTTATCCCCCGCATAAATCAGAACCGGGGTTGATCTTCCCCTTTGAACCCTATACCTGCGATGCTCCTATGTGTTCTGGGTGTGCCACAAACGCCGGGTATTACCACATCTGTATACGTGGCCATAAACGCGGTTGCATCCACGACACGACTGATTATTGTCCTGCATGTGCCGTGTTACCGCGTACCAACCGCCGCATTATTCACACGCCAGAGCAGGCAGGCACGATCCGTGCCGCTCATTGGCTGAGTGCCCCGACTGAGTACCAGAAACGCCAGCGAATTATCCAGGGGGGAGGTCAGCAATGTCTCGATCTGTGAATTTTCGGAAGGAAGCCCGTGGGCGTGAATGCCAGATTCGGATCCCTGGGGTTTGTAACGGCAACCCGGAAACCGTAGTGCTAACCCATTTCAGACTTGCGGGTACGTGCGGTACCGGCATAAAGCCACCAGATGTGCAGGCAGCATGGGGCTGTAGCGCGTGCCATGACGAATGTGATCGCCGCACACACTATATCGATAACGAAACTGCTCGTCTGTTTCATGCCGAGGGCGTGATGCGTACGCAATATATTCTCATCGCTGAGGGAAAACTATGAGGCTTAAATACGCACTGACAATCGCGGATCCCAAATCAGCCCAAATTGTGGCATATCAGGCCCGATCAACCGGCAACAGCCATTTAACCAAAGTTGATGTGATGACTGCGCTTGGTATGACTCAGGCAAGGCACCGGGGAGGAGTATGCCTGCTGTACGCAAAATATACGAAAGATGCTGATGCCGGTCGCACCGCACTGATCGAACTGACCAAATATGCCCGGACTCAGGCGCGGAAATATGTTGGAAAAATTCCCGGTAGGCGTGGAGGTATTGCGATTCGAACATTAGCTATGCTGGCGCTGGAAGAGTACTGTCGAACAGCCGACACTCCTGGTGCCAAGTGTCGCTGTGGTGGCAGTGGTGAAGTTTGTGACCGGAAAGAAACTGATCGTACAGGCAAATTGGTTATTATTCCCTGTAAGAAATGTCACGGTACCGGATTAAGGCCAATATCCCAAACACGGGCGCACCACGCTATCGTAGCGCTGATCCCCGGCGTATCCAGAGCAACCTGGTACAGAGTCTGGTCGCGCTTCTACGAAGCGTTACTGGCGTGGTGCTATTCGCAGGAATCAATCGCAGAATCGGAGTATCAGCACATCACCGGGATGTCTGAATTGAATAAAGAAATCATTGCAAAGTGAGACAATTTGCCCTAAATTGACACTCATAGTGGGAGATTAATACTCTCAACACTGCATACATTCCAGAACCCGCCAAATTTCAGGCGAGTTTTTGCTATCTGAGCCTCGGTGTTTTCCGGGGCTTTATTATTTTTGGATCGAGCTACTACACAGAGGCTTCGCTGCGGCGAGGCCTTTTTTTATTTTAACGGAGCCACCCATGCGGGAGGTGGAGATGATCAGAATGGATAAATACAGCTCCCAGCTTTCGTATTGGGTTGCATCAATCCTGACCGCTGCTGGCGCATTGACGTTACAGGATTGGGCTGTGCTGGTGGGGATTATCGTTGCAATAGGCACCTTTGGCGTCAACTGGTATTACAAACGCAAACTGGTCAATAAGTTAACGGCGGTTGGCTATGACAAAGAGCGGGCGAAAGCCGCTTACCGCGCTATGAACGAATGAGGATGTTATGTCAGCAAAAATAAAAACGGGTATTGCTGGTGGCATTTGTTCAGTGGCGGTAATCATTGGCCTGGTACTGGATAATGGTCATGTGCGCACCAATCAGCGGGGACTGGAGCTTATCGGCAATGCAGAGGGTTGTCGGCGAGATCCATATAACTGTCCAGCCGGTATTCTGACCGATGGTATTGGCAATACGCATGGTGTAAAGCTCGGCAATCGCAAAACGGATGAACAAATCGCTGCCGATTGGGAGAAAAATATTCTTGATGCCGAGCAGTGCGTAAATCGTTATGCCAACGGTGCCAACTTACCAGACAACACCTTTTCTTCTGCGGTCGAAATCACCTTTAACGCTGGTTGTCCGACGATGCAGAAATCCACTATGTTCCGTTTATTCCGGCAGGGGAAGTTGGTTGCAGCGTGTAGTGAGCTACCGCGCTGGGTTTATGCCAATGGAACCAAATTAAACGGACTGGTTACTCGCCGCGCTGAATCGAAAGCTCTTTGCATGGATGGTCTGAAATGAGTATCGCGTCCAGATGGAAAAATATTGCGACAGGACTGACGGTAGCCGGAATTATTGTTTTGGGGGCGATGGTGTCTCACTACCGCAATAATTACTACCAGGCGCTAAACAAGCAGCGTGAGTTTGCACAACTGGCAGAGACCAGGCTGGACACGATCAATAACATGCAACGTCAACAACGCGAAGTTGCAGATCTTGATGCCAAATACACCAGGGAATTGACCAATGCCAGACTTGAAAATGATCGTCTCCGTGACGATGTTGCCGCTGGTCGTCGCCAGTTGCGCATCAAAGGCACCTGTAAGCTGTCCGAAACCACCGCCAGTTCCGGCATGGGCAATGGAAGCACCATCGAAGTCAGTAGAGAAACTGGATCAACTGTTTTCGATATCCGGTCAGGAATGATAAGCGACCAGAAAAAATTGCGATTTTTACAGGAGTATGTAAGAACACAGTGCCATTAACAGGCATTACAGGTGGCCTTTGCGAGGGCCATCGATAATGCACAAGAAAAATCACCACGGATCCTGCCTGGTCACCCTGACCGTTATCTGCTGGTGGTTTTTATTTTATTCTGAATTTTCGCGTTGGCCATAAAGAAAACCAGCATAAATGATCTGTATTCGTAGATGATAGTTGACGGTTTTCCCGATGGGGTATTCCAGAGGTCAGCATAAAATTCTAAAGGAAGGTGGGCGACCACCGGTAGTTGTAGCTACCGGCAGTCATTCATACCCACAGATCGTCATGATGAGTACGAACCAAGGCCCACTTGCTTGTACAAGCCGGGTCATAGTATTGGATCAACCCACATGACCAAAGCAAAAAATCAATCAACCCTTGCGATTGTTTATAAATCGCTCAACTCACTGATTGCCTATGCCAGAAATGCCCGGACGCACTCCGATGAACAGGTGAGCCAGATTGTCGCCAGTATCAATGAGTACGGCTGGACGAATCCGGTGCTGATTGATGAGAACGAAGAAGTGATCGCCGGTCATGGCAGATTGCTGGCCGCCGAGCAGCTTTTTGTTGATGAAGTGCCAACGATAACCCTGTCCGGGCTAAGTGAACAGCAGAAAAAAGCCTATCGCCTGGCAGATAACAAATTACCGTTAAATGCCGGTTGGGACGATGAATTATTAAAGCAGGAGTTAAGCGATTTGCTGGACAGCGGCTTTGACATTGATCTCACGGGGTTCAGTCAGTCTGAGATCGACGAACTTTTCAATGTTGATGACAATCTGTTACCTGGCGAGTCAAAAGCGGGAAACCTGACCGAAAAATTTCTAGTGCCACCGTTTTCGGTGCTTAATGCCCGCGAGGGCTGGTGGCAGGAGCGTAAGCGAAGCTGGATCTCCCTTGGCATACAGTCAGAATCGGGGCGTGATAGCGAATTACTGTTCAATAAATCTTCACAAAGCGGTGCGGTTTACGATAAGAAAAATACGTATGAGGCAAAGATTGGCAGAACGGTAAGCTGGGATGAGTTTTTCCAGGCTCACCCTGATCTGCAAACGTTGCCAACAACGAGTATTTTCGACCCGGTAATTTGTGAACTGGCTTATCGCTGGTTTTCTCCTGATAGCGGGGTGGTGATCGATCCGTTTGCTGGTGGTTCTGTGCGGGGTGTTGTCGCTGCCAAACTTGGGCGTCAATATCTGGGCTGCGACTTGAGAAGTGAACAGGTTGACGCGAATCGTCAGCAGTGGGATCAGATTGATACCGATGGCGGTATTGCTCCGCACTGGCATTGCGGTGACAGTCGAGACATACACCAGCATTTCAAAGGGGCGCAGGCCGACTTTCTGTTTAGTTGCCCGCCGTATGCTGATCTTGAGGTTTATTCTGACGACCCCGCTGATATTTCAACGCTGGATTACCCTGAGTTTGTCAGCGCCTACCGGCAAATCATCAAAAATGCGCTATCCCTGCTCAAAAATGACCGGTTCGCATGTTTTGTGGTGGGGGAAGTACGCGATGCGAAAGGCATCTACCGCAATTTCGTCAGTGATACGGTATCGGCTTTTTGTGATGCGGGTGCGGCCTATTACAACGAGGCGATCCTTGTAACCCAGGCGGGTAGTCTTCCTGTTCGGGCCGGTAAGATGTTTTCTGCCAGCCGAAAGCTTGGCAAGACCCACCAAAATGTCCTGGTGTTTGTAAAAGGCGATCCCCGTAAAGCGGTAGAAGCCTGTGGTGAAGTCGATGTCACTGATATTTTCCCCGACCAGCCAGATTAAAGACGATATTTCGCTTTTAAAGCGTCAACACCAGCAGCAATCAATGATGCCGGATCTCTTCCCATCTGTATTTGAAACTCTGGACGTAGCACGGCTTCTTTTGCCCGTGTGATGGTTCGCGCTTCATTACCCAGGCGGGGAAAGCTTCCGGCAAGTTTGATAGCTGCTTCCCACTCGTTTTTACTGGCCAGTTCCCTGAGAACGTCGATTTTCTTTTGCATGGTGTTTCCCTCCGTGCACTGGACGATAGCGGAGTCACCGCCCCCGTTCGAGGGGATGCGGGGGAAATATGCAGACTTTACCAATAGTGAAAATTGAGGCGTTGGCCGCACGCCGCCTGAACGAACAGCAGATTGCTGATGTGCTGGATATTTCTCTGGATGAACTGAAACAGGACAGAGGGAAAATATCCTTGTTCAGAGAGGCGATCAGGAAGGGGCGGGCAAAGGGAGAGGCAGAATTACGCGGCGCGTTATACAAGCGGGCCAGAAATGGTGACATACAGGCTTACAGCGAATTGCTGAGGCGGGAGAAACAACAGGACAGTGATTGATGAGCAAGCCGGATGAGAAAGCAATCGAGCGTGATTTCTGTGCTGGTGTGCTTTCCCTCCAGGCTGTGGCGGATAAGTACGGAATCACGATAAAAGCCCTGCGCTATATGGCCGGTAAAAAGGGCTGGATAAGGGCAAAAGGGGCAGGGGCAAAAGCGGGGCAAAAAACCGGGGCAAAAAAAAGTTATGCCCCAAAAAATTCAGCCCCAAAACTGCCACGTCATACGGATGACCGGACATCTAAAGGTGAGCAAGTTTCAACCGCTGGAATAATGCACCATGACGATCTCGATCTGGCGCTTGATCCTGATGAGTTCGGATTAACCGAGAAAGAGGCACTCTTTGCCTGGGGTTGTGTCAAGACCAACAGCAGGATAGGGGGATACCGATTTGCCGGTTACAGCGACAACAAAAAAACGGCTTACGTTGAAGCGAGTCGTCTGTATAGAAAACCCAATATTGCCCGCGCTATCCGCGAAATAAAAAATCGGATAAGAAAACGCTACACCGCTGACCTGGATGAAATTGTCGATCAGTTAGTGGCGATCACCAAAGCCGACCCTAACGCACTGACGCAATATCGCCGTCTTAACTGTCGTTACTGCTGGGGCGAGAACCACCTTTACCAGTGGCGGGATATTCAGGAGTTTGACCGTGCTGCTGAAAAAAACATGAAGGATGGAAAGGCCGAACCAGAGTATGGCGGGCTGGGTTTCATAGAGAATGCTGACCCTAACCCTGATTGTCCAGGGTGCTACGGCGAAGGAAGCGGCGATATTTTCATTTCTGATACCCGCGATCTTGATGGGCCAGACCGTCAATTCCTGCTTGGTGTGAAGCAAACCAAAAACGGCATAGAAGTGATCACCGAAGATAAAAAAGCGGCGCGGCAAATGCTTATTCAGTTGATCACAAAACTTGATTTGAACAACCAGGACGACAATACCCCGAAAGGGATGGGAGATTTTTATGCCGACCTTGGAAAAGCCGAGTCTCAATCCGGTACTAAGACCGTTCTGGACGACGAGAGCGAGGAATAAGGTTCTTTACGGGGGCCGCACATCTTCTAAATCCTGGGATGCGGCAGGCTTCGCGATATTTCTTGCTGACAACTATCGGCTACGTTTTCTCTGCACACGCCAGATACAGAACAAAATTGAAGAATCTGTGTATGCCCTGCTGAAAATTCAGATAGAGCGTTTTGGCTTACGCCATCGCTTTCGCGTTCTGGAAAATAAAATCGTCAACCGCTTTACGGGCAGTGAGTTTATTTTCTATGGCTTATGGCGTCATATCAGTGAAATAAAGTCCCTCGAATCGGTAGACGTGCTCTGGAACGAAGAGGCCCACGCGATGACGCCTGCACAATGGGAGGTGTTAGAGCCGACCATTCGTAAAGAGGGTTCAGAATGCTGGTTTATTTTTAATCCTGGGCTGGTAACTGATTTTGTCTGGCGTCATTTCGTGGTTAATCCACCGGAAGATACTCTGGTACGAAAAATCAATTTCGACGAAAACCCGTTTCTCAGCGAAACGATTAAAAAGGTTATCGCGGCAGCCAAGGCGCGTGATGAAGACGCCTTTGAACATGTGTATCTCGGTGTGCCGCGTATGGATGATGATGCGGCGGTGATCAAACTGTCGTGGATTGAGGCCGCGATTGACGCGCACAAGGTGCTGGGATTTGCGGCATCCGGTAAGCACC